GTAAAAAGTGGTAATTATTATTATTCTGCGATAACATATGATGGAGATAAACCATTATATTTAGAAACGCCAAATGTTTATAGTTCTGAAGAGTTAGTTAATTGTGAAAATACTCTTTCAGTAAAGATTTCACCCGAGGATTTTAGTGTGTATGATAAACTTTTAGAATTAGATGAAAATAATGTTAAAAGAACTACTGATAATAGTGAATCTTGGTTCAAGAAAACTTTACCTGAAGAAATTGTAAGAAATATGTATAAGAGAATAACTGAACCACTTATTAAAGATGAATTACCTACAATAGCTTTAAGAGTTCCAAAATTAAAAGAAAAGATAGTTTGTGGTGTATTTAATAAAGATGGTATTCCTTTAGCTAAAGAAGAAATAAAATGTGATACAGAAATTAAGTGTATTTTACACGTAAAGGGAATAAAGTTTCTTAAGAAATATTTTTATTGTGATATTTACATTACACAAATAAAATTGGCAGAACATAAGGTTTATAGTATTCCAAGTGAATGTTTATTTAATGAAGAAGATGATAATAGATTAACTTTACCTGAAGATGTAATTGATGAAGAAATGATAAAAGAGATAGAATCCGAAAAAATAAAAAATGAAAAATTGCAACAAAAAAGAGATGAAATAAATAAGATTAAGAGTGAAATAAAAGTATTGGAAGAAAAGCTTGAAATATTGAATGAGGATTATGATAAAATAAGTAATGATTAATTTACGTATTTTTTTTTTATATTGTAATATATAAAATGAACTTTAGTTTTTCTGAATTAGATAAAATGCCTCAATGGTTAAAGGGTGTTGCGCTTGTTGTTGTTATTGCTGTTGCTGTTCGTTTCTCAATGCCCGAAGTTTACAATGATATTATGGGAAACTTTTCGGGTGTTTTACCTCAAACAATTACACACGTAGAGCCATTCACTGATTTTTCTTCTGTACCAGGTGCTCCAGCCGCTTCTGAGAGTTTGACTGATGGCCAAGCTGTTCCTAAATCTGTTGAGAACACTGGAAGAACTCCTTCTTCGTGCTATCCTCAGCCATCTTTAACATCTGAAGATTTACTTCCTAAAGAAGATTCTCAAGCTATTAAAGATTTCAATGTTGCTAAGCCCGCTGGTGAAGGTATTTTAAATGGTGTTAATCTTTTAGATGCTGGTTTTCATATTGGTGTGAATACAGTTGGTCAGAGTTTAAGAAATGCTAATTTACAGATTAGATCTGAGCCTCCTAATCCTCAGGTTCAGGTAAGTCCTTTCTTGAATACCACTATCGGTCCGGATCTTATGCGAAAGCCTCTTGAAGACGGTGAAGGTTGTGCGGCAAACCCTGGACTAGCACCTGAATTACCTGGACCTACAGGTGAGGCTGCTCCCGCAAGTCCTTAAATACTAATTAAAGATATATTTAATATTAAATAATAATAATGTCAACAAAGTTTAAATCAGATCCTTATAATCCTAATAATCGTTATATTACTTCTGAAGATGTCCTTAATATTTTCTCAAAAGTCAATATTGAAGATATAATAATTAAAGATTTATCCCTATATCAAACAGCATTCAATCATAAATCATATTGTCATATGAAAGATTATGAAGAATATGAAAAACCTGAAGATTGTATAGAACTTCAAAAGACAAGTTATGAAAACTTAGAGTTCTTAGGTGATGCTTTTTTAGATGTTGTTATAGCCGAATATTTGTACAAGAGATATAAAGATCAAAATGAAGGTTTCTTAACCAAGATAAAAACGAGACTTGTTAATGGAGAACAAGAATCTTATTACAGTAATTGTCTGGGAATGAAACAATTAGTATTATTATCAAAACACGTTGAAGAAAATTGTGATGGAAGAAATAATATTCATATTCTTGAAGATATTTTTGAAGCTTTCATAGGAGCATTATATCTAGATACAAATGATTTCTTGATAGTAAAAAGATTTATAATTAATCTTATAGAAAAGTATGTAGATTTCCCTGATCTTATTATGAATGATAAGAATTATAAAGAACAGATTATGAAATATCTTCAACATAATTATAATAGTAATCCTACATATGAACATCTACCCTTAGAGAATGATATTTTCAAATGTAAGATTATTCATAATTCAAAAGAGATAGCAATTGGTCAGGGTAAAACTAAGAAAAAGGCAGAGCAAGATGCGGCGTATAGAGCATTAGTTATTAAAAATGTTCTAAGTGATAATTAATAATATAATCTATAGTATATCTATGAGCCAAAAAATGAAAAAGTTAGTCATTAATAGTGAGGTTAATGATGTTCTTGATAAATACTTTGAAGGGGAATTAGATGTGATAAAACTTTCTAAAGTAGAAAAACTATATAATGAAGGGAATATTGATGAGAATATGAAAAAGTTTTTAAAGAAATTAAAACAGGAACACTCTAAATCCAAAAGTAACACATCAAAATACAAGATAGTTTATCGTTTAGATAAACCTGTAAAGAAAAAGGTAGAAGGAAAACAATTAGTTATAGATGATAGATTAAATGAAATAATTAATGAACATTTTGCCGGTATTCTAAAGAATATTTCACCTAAAAAATTAGCAGAACTTGAAAAAGAAGATAAGATTACATCCAGTGAGTTTAAGATTTTAAAGAAAATAAAACAAACTTATTCAAAATTAGATGGAAATATTGAAGAAGTCATTAAATATGATTTAAAAGAGGGATTAAAGTTAGAACTTAAAGAAGAAGTATCTCCCAAATCTCCAACAGACCCCCCTCCATGGTGGGATAGTGGTGAAAGTCCAACATATGCGCCTGGTTCTCCTGGTAGTCCAGGGATGTTAACCTATGAAGATGTTCTTAAATTAGATGATCCAACATATGCTCCTAGTTCTCCACAACCTTTACCTGAGGAGGAGTTCTGGTCAAGTGATTCTGGAAGTTTAAAAGAGTATTTGAAAGATAAAGATATTAAATGGTCAAAAATTAATGATATTGAATATTATGATAGTGATTCTTTTGGTTTGGGGAATGCTTTAACCTTTGTAAAACTTAGTGATAAAACAATTGGTTATTTTTACTTTGATGATGAATCTCCAGATTCGGAAGATAATACTATAAGAAACTTATATGATAAAAATAAAAAGATTATAGGTAAAATAAGTATTGATATTGATGAAGTTGGATTTCCTCCTAAAAAGATTATACATTTTGAAGATGAAGTAGTTCCAATAACTAAACCTAAAGTTCAAGATAAAAAAGAATATACAAATGTTAAGTATATAGCATCTCATAGAAAATCCTTTGTCCAGTTTATAAATGATGGATATTATAAAGAGATCTTAAGAAAAACTAAAGATGAAGAGTTTTTAGATGTTTATCAGGTTCTTGTAAAGAATTATCTATCTTTAGAAACTCCTTACAGAGGATTACTAGTTTATCACGGTTTAGGAACAGGTAAAACAGCAAGTGCCATCTCTACTGCAGAAAACTTATCGGATGATCTAAGAATAAGAACATTACTACCAGCATCATTAGAGGGAGAGTTTATTAAAGAGATTAAGAAATGGGGTAAAAATGAAATTGATATGAAGAATACTCTGTGGAGATTAATACCTTTTACAGATATTGATAAAGATAAAGAGATTCGTGTAGATCTCTTTAAGAAATATAAAATTACACCCAAAATAGTGAAAAGAGTATTTAATAAGAGCAAAGCTATTGTGAAAAAAAATATAGTTAATGGATTTGTAGGTGTTAAACCTGAGAACTTAATGAAAAAGTTAAATGATGAATATAAACAGATAGAGAGCGACTTAATAAAAGCATATGGATTTTGGATTCCGGATGAATCTGGTAGAAAATATGATTCTCTCAATGAGTATGAAAAGATAGTTCTTTCAGAACAAACGAGTGAAATTATACTTTTAAAATACAATTTTATTCATTACAATCCTTTACCAAGAATAAAAGGTTATGAACCAGATGATCTAAATGAAAGCACCGATTTAGATATTCAAGAACTTTATGAGTTTATGAATGATGAAGAAATAAAGATTTCACAAACAAGGAATGGGGAGATTGTTCAAGAATTAGATGAAAGTCTTAAATATAATAGAGAAAATTATAATATTGATTCACCATTTCATAATGAAGTTATCATAATTGATGAAGTTCATAATTTTGTAAGAAAGATATTAAATAATAGTGGTCCTTCAAGACAATTTTATGAATGGATTATCAATGCTGAAAAGATAAAACTTGTATTCTTATCGGGAACACCTATTATCAACCGACCGTGTGAAATAGCTATACTTTACAATATGTTAAAAGGAGCAATTAGAGTATATACCTTTTCAATAACTACACCTAAAGATACAGATGATATTACTCACGAATTAAATAAGATAATTTATGAAGTATTATCACCTATAGATTTATTTTATGTTAAAAAAAATGAAGGTCAAACACTTATTTCATTCACACAAAATATGAGTAATTTTGTTGCTGTTAGAAATCCCGAAAATGGATTAATTTATACTGCTAAAGAACACGATTATAGTTATGAAGATTTTATTAAAGAGATCTTTTATGTTCTTAAAAAAATATTCAAAGAAGATGAGATAGTTCCTACTATGAAACAAGCATTAGAGATAGAGAAAGATAAAGAAGTAGTATTTGATAAATCATTAAATCTAGTATTTAATCGCAAGCAAAAATTATTTGATCTTTTTGTAAATAATGATACTTTAGATTTAACGAATAATGAGAAATTTATGGAATATTTCTTTGATGAATCACTGGAGATCCCCGATCCTAAAAAGACACTATTAAGAAGAATGCTTATGGGATTAACATCATATTATCCAATTGATCGTTCTAAAGTTGTTACAATGCCAACTATTAGAGCCCCCGAAGAAAAAGTTGAGATTTTTGAAAATTATACTATAGGAAAAAATATGAATATTGTGTTGTGTCCAATGACCAAGATAGTATTAGAGAAATATATAAGATCTTGGTCAGATGAAAAAAAGAAGGAAGAGTATAATAGAAAGAAAAGAATCTTTGGTGAAAATGAAGATGAGATAAAAGATTACAATATTAGAACAAGACAAGACTCAAACATAGTTTATGCGAATGATGATTTTAGATATCAGAAGAATGGTGATCTTAAGAGTAAAGAAAAAAAAGAAGTTTATGCTGAACTAGAACGTACTAAATCTTTACAATTTTCAAACAATCTTAAATATTTATCTCCTAAAATGTATAAAATCTTAGAAAATATTGAGAAATACAAATCTGGAGATACTCCTACAGGGAAAGCACTGGTATACAGTCAGTTTAGAGGGGACGCTGGATTAGAAGCGTTTGAAGAAGTTCTTAAGATAAATGGATATACTAAATATGATCCAAATAATAGTGTATATGATAAAAGATTAAGATATACTTTTATAACTGGTCAAGAAAAAGATGCTGAAAGAAAAAAGAATAAAGAAGCATTTAATCATATTGATAATAAATATGGTGAATATATTCAATTAATATTAATTTCTGAATCTGGTGCTGAAGGTATATCTTTAACGTGTGTGAGACAAGTTCATATTTTAGAACCATATTGGAATAATGTGAGAATAAATCAAGTTTTTGGACGGGCTATACGTTTACATTCTCACGATGATTTAGAACCCAAAGAAAGAACAGTTGAAGAGTATATTTATTTATCTGTATTACCAAAAGGAAAGAATGCTAGAGAAATCTATGATTCTATTAAAGATTGGGATAATATTGGAGAGATTGACACTAATAAGTTTGTTGAAGAATTAAGTAAATCTAAGAATAAAGATACTAAAGATACAATAGATGCAATTCTTACAATAGGTAATTCTATAGATATCGATATATTTGACATAATGGAAAATAAATTTAAGATTTCTGAGAAAATAACAGAGATCATAAAAACATCGGCATTAGATTGTATTCCTCATACTCGCGACGATAAAACACTGAATGAAAAATGTATAAGATTTAGTAACTCATTAGAGAATGAAATATCATATTTCCCTGGTATAACTTCAAGTGAACTAATATACATTGATAGACAACAAATAAAAGCTAATTTCCGAGAGTTCATTAAACCCGATAATCATATACTCTTGGGTGATAATAATAATTATTTTTATTATAGAAATAGCAGTGAAGATATTGATGTAAGATATTTGAAAGAAAACTCAAGACTTATGTGTGAATTAGATAGTGATAAAATGGAAGCATATGTATTCTTTGAAGGGAAACACGATTTAACAGATGAATTAGGAAAATATTTCTCAGTTTATCAGGATATATATGACATATCTAAATACGGTGAAAATATTTTAGATAAAAAGTTGCCGAGCCTAGATGATATACTTTCTTGTGATAAAATAGCTCATAAAATTAAGTACAATATGAATGACACTTATTTTTATTCTCAAAATAAAGAAGATAAAATAAGAACTATGATTAAATATGATGAAATAGATGATTGGACACCTACAAACTTCATAGTTTATGAAGATGAATTATATGAGATTGATATTTAATCATAATTCTTGAATATTAATAAAGGACATTCAGTAATATTAATTATTACATCATTTATATTCATTTCTAAATCTTTTATATTATCAAAATAAATCTCTTTATCATTTTTTATATCTTTAATAGTTACTAATTTATTATTAATTCTTAAAGTATCTCCAATTTTGTAATCATTTTCAGATACTTCAATAAACTCATCTTCTATCTTTGTAATGTTCATAAAACCTCTTTTATTAAATGAATAATTTAAAGAGTTCTTAACTTGTATTCTACTGATTTCGTTTAAACTTATCTTTTTGTTGTCGATTGGAATATATTCTAAAAAAGTTCTGTTATTCAAAACGTATGATGATGATAACTTCAAATATACATTTAACTCATTAATATTTAAAATAATTAATGGATTACTAAAAATAATATTATCTTCTTTTGATAGTAAAAGATATTCTAATATGTAATTCCCTATTTGTGTATTAATTTTAAAATTATAAATAGAATCATTTTCATCTATAATTCTTTCTGAAGCATTTAATATCAATGGAAACTTCTTATTAGTATTATTATTATTACTATTAGAACTATATGATTTATAACTACTGATTTGCAAAGATAATAATTTACGATTTAATTCGACAAGATTATCAGTATCGGTTTCATTGAAAGCATCGGTAATATTCTTTTCATAGATATCTTTATAATATTTATCATTTGAAACATCTATATTGAACTCTTCTTTTATAATTTCACAAGATAAATTATATATATACTCTTTATTTATTTGTGAATAATATTTATCATATAATGAACTCATTTTTATAATTTTATTATTAATTAAGTTTTAAATATTATAGTTTTAACAACTATTACAGATCTCTTCTAGCTCTTGATTCATATAAACGATTCAGTTTGGATTGCAACTGAGCTCTTTCATCATTTTTATCTTCTTCATTGATATTACTTTTGTTTTCTTTAGCTATTCTCAATTTTCGTTCCAATTCAGATGTATCTGTTAAATCACTCTCACCACCACTTGATTCTTCTATCTCTTGTAAATTATCATTAATAGATGTCTGAAAGAAATCTTTCCACAATACAAATGTTATGATTACTACTAATATACTCCACTTAATAGCTCTTTTAAGAAGTTTAAAACCTGAAATATCACAATCTTTACTGCCATATATAATCGCTAAAATATTATAGATAACTACTAAAAAGATAGTTATAAATGATTTAATTTTTATATCTTCTGTATTTGTTATTATGTATAATAGAAACATTGTAATTACGAATCCTAACCCATAAACAAACTTAGTATTTATATTGTTTTCCTGAAAATCTTGAAAATTCAAAATTGAATAAAAAACAAAAAGCATAAATGGAAATAGTATATCACTGAATCTGGAAACTAAAGTCTTATTTCTGATTATAATCCATATATTATAAATTGAAATACCTATCAAGTAAATAAGAAAACCTATATCGTATATTTTAATATTCTTTATCATATTCAATAAAAAGATCAATATTACTAAAGAATAAATATAGATATATCTATGTCTTGTTCCTTCAGTTTTATCCATATTTATGTCATTATAAATATCGTGTTCAATCGTAAATTCCCATATCTTCATAAAAATTTTCTAAACACATATGAGTATATTTCAAATAGTTAGATACAATTTTTCCAAATGTAGCATTATC